TGCGTACAGCGGTCTCGCTTATGCGAACGCGAACAACGCTTCATCGAACTCGAACACGAACTACGGGGCGCGTCTGAAATTCTGTTGGTTAAATTAATCGGAGACCCTGCACAGGTACGAGATTACCACCGCCATTCTCCGAGGGATTCGAGCCTCGGCAACAGCATGATAATATATATTTATTAATGGAAAGCCGGAACATATCTTTAACCACATGTGGGGAGAGGTTGGACCACTCCCCACGAGACCGGAAGGCGGTCAGCGATATATACGATTTATTCCAACCGGCCGTAGCTGCAACTGCGGTCTGTTATCCGTTATATAATCTCATACCGGAGATTATATCCGATGAGAATTTGGAAAGGTCATTCAAGCGTGTCATGGCAAATCTGAGAAGTGCAGATACCCGAAGCGGAAATCGGCAAAGAGAGATAGCTGTAATAGATGGCATTGAATGTTCACCAAGAATGGCCCGTTATGTAAAAAACAAGCATAAGATACTTGATGCGCTGAAAGAACAGATAGGTAACGGCACATTCCGTATAAAGAACCTCAAGTCGTTTACTGTGGATGACGGACCGAAAGTAAGAATTGTGCAAGCCCCGTCAGTCATAGAGCGTATTGGAAGCAATGCGATTATGGAGCCGTTGGAAAAGCATCTTTCACCCCTATTGATAGAAACAACGGCTGCATCCATACAAGGACGCGGACCGCATGGTCTGTTCCATCAGGTGCAGGATACATTGGCAGAGAACCCCAATATACACTATTATTATCAAAGCGATTATAAAGGATATTATGACAGTATTGACCATGATATATTAATCTCCACAATCAGGCGATATGTCGGAGACCCTGTCTTATTGCCTATTCTTGAAAATTTTGTCAAAGCACTATATCCCAACGGGAAGCATGGCATAAGCAAAGGACTGCGTTCCTCACAATTCTTTGGAAACCTTTACCATAATGATATTGATCACCGGATGATTGATGAATATGGTGCAAAACATTACTTCCGTTTTTGTGATGACATCTTTATTCTCGGTGAGAGTAAACGTGATTTGTGGAAATTGCGGGACAAACTACACTATGAAGCAGCTCAAATAGGGCTGACAATAAAACCAAGCGAAAAAGTGGCTCCCATATCCTCCGGTATGGATGCCCTTGGCTTTGTCAACTACGGCGACTATACATTGCTACGAAAACGGACAAAAGTAAATGCAGCCCGAAAACTTTCCAAGATTAAATCACGGAAACGGAGACAGCAAATAATCGGTTCATTCAAGGGTATGGCCTGCCATGCAGATTGCAAACATTTATTTTATATACTTACCAAGAACAACATGAAGAAATTTTCCGAAATGGGTGTTACGTACACTCCAGCAGATGGAAAAAAACGCTTTCCCGGCAAGGTTATGCGTTTGAGCGACATCGTAAATATTCCAATTGAGATACATGATTTTGAAACAGGAATAGACACCAAAGAGGGGGAAGACCGTTATCTGGTATCGTTCCGCAATCCCAGGACTCAAGAATGGGGAAAGTTCTTTACTGCATCGGTTGAGATGAAAGGTATTCTTGACCAAATCAGCGATATTGAGGACGGCTTTCCATTTGAAACAGTTCTCAAATGTGAAATGTTTGACGGAGGCAAACGAAAATACAATTTTACCTGACGGGAAAAAGATAACATACTAATCCGCTCGGTATCCGCTACTTTTGTCGTAAATCAAAATTCATGCAATGGAAAAGATTTACGGCACAAAGAAGCGGCAGGATTGTCTTGTACGTACAGGACGCTCCAAGTGGATACTGTTTTATGGCTTCGGGAAAGATGATGAGAATAGTGAGAATGGCTGGGAGTACCGGCATACATTCGACCATAAACCCACACTTTCCGAAGTCAAGGAACTTGTTGTGTCCGCTATAAACACGGCTACGGAGGAAAAGATTATAAACGGCTTTGTCTGGAACGGGAAAGCAGTATATCTTTCACCCGAAAACCAATTAAACTTTTCCGCTATAGAACGTAGTGAAAAGATTCCTTATCCGCTTATTCTAAAAATCAATGAACAGGAAGATGGTACGCCCATCTATCATACTTTCGAGAATGCAGATGATTTTATTGCGTTCTCCCAAGCAGCGTGCGCCTATGTGATAAAGACTGTTCAGGAAGGGTGGAAAGAAAAGGATGAAGTGGATTGGACGGTATTTAATTTAAAAAGTAATAACGATGAAAAAGTTGATTGAATGGCTCGGAATGAGTAACAGGTGGAAACACCTCATAGGAGGACTGATTATCGGCATTTTTGCATTTGGTTGGTTTACCGCAATGTATGCCGGAGTTTTGACAGCAGGTGCTTTGGAATATAAAGACAAGGTGCATGGCGGTAGATGGGATTGGATTGACTTTGGTCTTACAGTAGCCGGAGCAATGATAGGACAACTAATAGAAGGAACTTTAATATGGAACAACTAAGCACGATTATCCAAGTTGTCGGTTCGCTCATCACATTAGTTATATTGCCCTTGTTATTGCTTAGAAGCAAAAAGAAAAAGGCAGATGCCGAGGCTGAAAAAACCGAAGCAGATAACATCACAGCTTATGCTGCTGAATGGAAAGAATTGTACGAGAAGAAGGAAAAGCGAGTTGTCGAACTGGACGCCAAAATTGACCACCTTTACGCCGAGATAACCAAGTATCGTGACGCTATCCGCGAGCTAAGCGAAAAGAACAGCGAGCTTGCCGTTCAGAATCAAGCACTGGAATTCCGGAAATGCAATAAACATGGTTGTGCAGACCGCGTCCCACCAAGTGAATATTAACCAAATAAATAAGTATGAAGATATTGATTGATAACGGGCATGGTGAAAACACTCCCGGAAAACGTAGTCCTGACGGTTCGTTGCGTGAATATGCTTATGCACGTGAAATTGCAAATAGAATAGCACATGAACTTTCCGCAAGAGGTTATGATGCCGAACGCATTGTTCGGGAAACAGTAGATGTTCCACTATCAGAACGTGCAAGGCGTGTAAACGAAGTTTGCGGACGATATGGAACGGCCAATGTAGTTCTTGTTTCTATCCACTGCAATGCTGCCGGAAACGGTGCAGAATGGATGAACGCAAGAGGATGGAGCGCTTATACATCGAAAGGCAAGACAAAGGCTGATAAACTGGCAACTTTCTTGTATGAAGAAGCTGAAAAAAACTTTATCAGTCAAAGAATACGCAAAGATAATTCTGACGACGATCCTGACTGGGAAGAAAACTTCTATATTTTGAGTAAGACAAAATGCCCGGCTGTACTTACGGAAAACTTTTTTCAGGATAACAAGGATGATGTCCTGTACCTTTGTTCCGAAGAAGGCAAACAAGCTATTGTTAAAACCCATGTAGAGGCAATAACCAGATATATTCAGAAGTATGGTAAAATGGTTTAAAGATATTGTAGCAATATTGTTTGTGGTATTATTTTTCACATCACTGTTTTTTAATGTGCGTTTTTGCATATCGAATAAAAAGTTACCTATAAATGATACCACAAGAATAACTGTTTTCGATACCATACCCTATTACAAGCCTGTACCCAAGGATAGTACCGTTATTAAATACATCACGCAGATTCTTCCTACTGCAAAACCGGATAGTACGAAACAGACTCCGGACGTAGCAGATACGACTAAACCTCCAAATAAAGACAAAGACAGTGTTGAGGTTGAAATCCCCATTACGCAGAAGATGTATGAAACAGACACATATCGGGCTTATGTAAGTGGCTTTCATCCACAACTTGACAGCCTGATACTTTTTGCCGGGCGTGATATAATGACCGTAACAGGTAATTATCCCAAACCCAAGAAGAAAAAGTTCAGTATCAGTCTACAGGTAGGATATGGAATAACACTGAGAGAAACGCCGCAATTTTCTCCATGTCTTAGTGTAGGTTTATCGTATAATTTGTTTGATTTCTGATTATGATAGATATTATATTAACGGTCAATAAGGAAAAAGTATATGAAGAGGTAGCAAAGACCACATCGTACACCGGTGCGAAAATGGATGATGAGCTTGCCTACGATCGTATATTTACGACGGATGAGGATAAAAGCATGCTTGAACGTTTTTGGTGCGAGAGTAAGAATACCATATGCAACAGTTTAAAGAAAATGCTTCTTGACGAAACGGAAGCTGACAGTGAATACAGGCTTTCGTTGGGGCTGTCGAATTCATTCGATGAAGCTCTAAAAGAAAGTATGCAGCGTAGCTTGTTTTCATTCTTCGTGATGAATGTCACTGCAAAGTGGTACACGTTTACCAATAAGGAAGAAGCTGCCGGATATGCAACGGAAGCTGCTACCTATATGGAGGATATAATGCGTAAGGCATTTTTCAAAAGAAAGCCCATGCGCCCGACATACGAATAATCATTAATTCAAAATATTATGGCAGAAAATAAGAAAACATTAACCGTGACACAACAGGTCAAAGAACTTGTCTATGATATTCAGAACAAAGCGTATTTGACGGGACAGGCACGAGAAGCGGCCGGCAAGAGCTATCAAGTCGCATCCAATATGCAAGCAAGTGATGACGATGAAAACAGCTATCAGATACGTCGTTCGTTGGCCAATGCCTTTTCCTCTTTAAAAAGTCTGCTTGGAGAGTATCTCAATGAGGATAATACAACAAGCGATAACCTGATGGATGAAGAGATAGATAATAACGGTAAACTTTCATTGGAGTTTTTGCTTCCGTCTAACTATAACAACGCTTCGGCGGACGCACTGGGAAATGGCATACATTCATATCTTGTAGATATGGCACTTGGAGAGTGGTTTGCCATAACCAGTCCGGAAGATGCCAATGCGTATATACAACACTCCGGGGTGAGTCTTGAAAACGTGAAGCGTGCACTCTACAAACGCAGCCGTCCGGAAAGACCGACTTATGATTAATTGATGTTCAAGCCTATGGTATATTGTCAAAACAGCCAGTCTAAAACAAAAGCGGTAACACTTGTGTTTAAAAGGGAAGAACTGCTTTACGATGCGGAGAATTATTCTTTTGTAGAGGGCGACATTATGCAAGCGGAAGATGAACACGCCAGACATCAAGTATTCGACATCGGTCAGGACGGTAATGTGGACAGAGTTACGAGAATACTTAACCTCGTACATTCTGAATGCGTGGAAATGTTGTTTCCTTATACGAAAGAAGAAATTTCCGATAAGCAGGAACCCCTTGATAATGTTATGACCGTGCCGGAAGAATACCTCATAACCCTTGTTTTGCCTGTGGAATTTTCATTGTCTACCGTGAAGTTGCTGAAACATCTGATACACGAATATATGGTCTGCAAGGTCCTTGCCGACTGGATGAGCATAACAAATCCAGGCAGCCAAGCCAACTGGGAAGATAAAGCCCGAAATATCCGAATCAAGATACAGACTTCCCTTGTTTCACGAAAAGGCAAGATAAGACGAAAACTAAAACCGTTTTAAGAATAGACAAGAGCCGGGGTGCATCACGCATACCGGCTCTTTCTCCTTATAAACAATCTGATAACCTTAAAAATAACTGACCTATATGTTTCATTTATCGTAGTCTGTTGAGCATACGGGGATTGAACTGGACACTAAATCCTAACAGGCTTTCGGATTTGTCAAGTGTACAAATGAGTGCAATTCTAAATGCTTTGTACGGTGTTCCTCTGAAACCACGCATATATTTGTCTGTACTGCTCCATACAGTATGCCAATTAAACAAATCATTCGAACCGTACAGTACTTGTACTACATGTCCCGACTTAAAATATCCACGTTGAATGATGGTATCTATCGTCTTGAACACATCTGGCTCATCCATTTTGAAAGGGCGGGTAACCACTAATGCCGTTATGTTTTCAGCAGATGATGTAGAAAAATCCACAAGTCTGTTTCCGTCAGCCATTGCTAATGCTTCCGGATACGAATTGACATTGTTCACTATGTCTGACAGCATCATTCCCCAAAGCTTTGACTTCAACGAAAACACATAAGCATAGCGTACAGCCGGGTTATACACAATGATATGCTGATTGGTATAATCATATATCATCCGGCAAGCGGCAAGAAAATCAAAAAACGGAATCATAGCAATATCGTCAAGAGCCGTTCGTTCATTTTCGCTTGCTTTTCCATTATAAACTGATAGAAGTTTATCCGATCTTGGCAAATCAGAAATAGAAAACAAATCTTCCGCATTTAAACTTTCTGATATGCACTGCACAGTAGAACCACTTATCAGCATAATACCTCTATTGGTGGCAAACAGCACTGCATTATCAATTTGTGTGATACTGTTCGTATTTATACAAACCTCCCGTGTTACAGGTTGCCGTGCTGAGTATGATCCCGTATTTGATACTTCTAAGGCCCATACACCTTCTGATGTAAAAGCATAAAGTGGAAACTGACCGAACTGTCCCTCTGATAAAGCTTTTACAGCTGAAGATATACCAAGAATAGTGCCAGTACCTATTGTATTGATACCGAGAACCGGAAAGTGAAATGGATTATTGATTTCCGATGTGTATATTTTGTTCGGTAAATCAATTATTCGCTGTTCACGGGGACTTGCTGTAGGATAATCACTAAGTCCTGTCGGAGGATTTTCCCAACCGGCAAAATAAAAAGCTCCGTTAAGGAATTTGTGCTGTTCAAGTGGCACTTCATAATATTGTGGTAATCCATAATGCGTCACAATAACTGCTTTGTATGCGTTTATATTAGGGTAGAACAAAAACAGCAATGGCGGATCCAATATTGACGCTTGATAAGATTCTCCATTGACCACTATGTCCCGACCATCCTGCTTGATATAGAAGTATACAGAAACAGGCATTGTTCCATCAAAATAAGTAGGGGACATTCCATCAAAATTAGCAACATATCCGTTGGTATATGTAATCATCGCTCCTGTGTTATACAAGTTATATAATTCTTTTTGAATGTTTGCGATGTTAAGTCTTGAATTATAAACAAACGAATAATGTGGAAGCAATTTATCATGACTGTCATAATCATCTGTCATAACTTCTCGTGTTACCAATGACTGTAGATAATCTTCTTCGATTACCAGTTTTGTACGTGTAGTGGAAAGTTGTTCAATACGGAGACTTTCAAGCAGGTAGAATTGCGATGTTGAACGAATATCCTCTTTTACATCATCAATACTTCTACGAGGAATCATCAAACGTCCACTTGGATAAGTCAGTCCGTTGGGGTCAAATGTAAAGGCATATAGTTTATTGAATGTATGATGTTGATAACGAATTGGAAATTTGGAGGTAGAAGCTGCTTGATTTATATGTTTGCATACACAATAAGAATTATAGTTTTCCGATTGTGCAAATCTTGTACATTTTCCGTTTTGGTCATAAGTATAAATAGGTTTTGAAACAAACACATCAACAGATCGAACTATATCTTTCCAATTTTTAAGCATATCAAGGCGAGACTGAAGAACAACGGCACAATCAAGGTCGTGTATCATTCCACATATTCGAAGTTGCGCATCTGTATACTTTCCCTTTCCCGTCAGGTGTGTCCAAAAAACTTGCGGTGCAAGGTCTGATGAAGCAATCATCAGAATCGGAGCCGAGTGCATTGTCAATGTTCCATCGTATAGCCGATAGGCGTATCTTACAAAGAAAGGAAAAATGAATTTGCCCTTATTTGTAGACCTTTCAGCAATAAATTTATTGATATGGGCAAGTACTTGGTCTGTAATTCGCGTTTTATTGTTATCAGAGAATTCATTCCAAATGCTGCCTTCACTAATAGCATCAAATGATATTGAAAATTCATCTGTCCGAACCATTTCACCCTGCAACCCAA